CCCACGCGACCAGGCCGTGAGGGTTTGGGACGCTCAAAATCCTTAACATTTTGCCACCCCCCTGAAAAATCAGGAAGTGACGCTGTAGGCATGGGCGAATTCGCGCACGATGTCTCTTGTGCAGACTGCAGGCGCTCGTGCAACAGTCGCGGGATGCTGGTGCTGAACATCGGCGACACCCTGGTCTACGACCACCAGTGCGACGACGACGAGGTCGTGTTTCGCCTGACGCGCGGGACGCGGTGATTGTCAGAGGCCCTCAGCCTGCTTGACCCGCCCGACCATGACGTGATGGCCGACTTCCGCCTCTGACCAGGTGCTGTAGCGATCCGTCTCGCCATCGAGCGGCCCGCCGAAGACCAACGTCTCGAACAGGAGCGGCGGGCCGGTGAGGGAGAACTGATGGTCGAGGCCGAGGCACACCGTCGACACGTACGTGCCGCTCGACAACGTGGTCTCGGCCACCCGGCGGTTCGCGATCTTGTGGTGCCAGTCTGACCACGTCCGCATGTCATCGACGGCCACCGGTTCACGGTCGACGAGGATGAAATACGGACCGCGTGGTCTCATGTTGTTTTGGCGCTCCACTTCCTGCGGTGCTCTCGGCATACACGGCTCGCTCCAACCGCTCGGTGCTCTCTACGTACGCGGCTTGCGCTCGCCCGCCATCGGTGCGCTTTCCAATACCACGGCTCGCTCCACGCAATTGGTCCCCCTCCCAATACTCAACTCGATCACGATACTCGGTGCTCTCCGGTTCGCCGGCTCGCTCTTCGACTCCGGTGCCCTCGTCCAACTCGACTCGCTCTAGGGGTGACGGTGTTCTCCATCTTGACGGCTCGCTCTTATCGGGCGGTGCTCTCCAACGCCACGGCTCGCTCCACCTACCAGGTGCTCTCAAGTACCACGGCTCGCTTGCCTTGACCTCGCGGCCTGTATCGAACGGCAAGCGTCTCGGCTTCGGTTTCATAGATTCACCATCACTGCTGCGCCACGCCGTGCACCGTGAACTCCAGGGTCATTGCGGCGGATCGAGGATGCCCATCACAGCACCAGGCGCGCTTCATAGACGCCAGCGAGCGCGGCCGAGGGCCTCCGATGTTCCTGCAACTCACGTTCGAATTCCGCCGCATCATCGTCCTTGTGAACAGCGATCCGGGTGATGAAGGCGTGGCACTTGATGCCGTTGGCCGTCGTGCCTTCCCAGATCCGCGCGGGCACGATGCCGCTGGGGGTCTGAAGTTCAACGATTTTGTCGGTACTCTCAAGCTGGACTTGCATCATCCCTCCTATTTCAATCGCTCTGTTTCGTTCGGTCCTCTCCCTGAGTCCGGCTCGCTCGGCTGCAACGGTCCTCACGTCGAACTCGGCTCGCTCGCACTTGTCGTGTCGGTCAACTGGATCGGCTCGCTCCTCGTTCAGGGACGCCATCCCTTCATCGCCCCTCCAGAATAATTTTCTCCGCCTCTCGGAGGAGCACCACGATTTCGTCAACGCGTTCACGCGTAAAGAATCTGGCTTGCGGCCCCACCTTCGCGCTCACTATTGCTTCGGCCATCAGGCCCAGTCGTCGAGGAAGCGTGCGTGGTGGTTCATAGACGTTCGTGAGGATGTCGCGAACACGCTCAATGGCTCTTTCGTCTTGAGCCTCCAATGCGCACCGCCATCCTGGACTAAGTCCTTCCTTCCCTTTGCAAGTACCGAGACATGTACAGTCGGGCATCCTTCACGACCCTTTCGACAATATGGCCCAAACCACTGCATCAGCTGTCGACCCCGTCGACCCACCACACGTACCCGCATTCGGTACAACGGTACTGATAATCCTCATAGCCGCCGTCGAACGACTCCCACGCGCGGTAGACGACGCGGCCGGAACAGCGTCGGCACTTGGTGAGCGTCGGGCGATCGGTGCCGAACGTGCCTTCGTCGTCGGCGTACTGGCGGTTGGTCGTCATGGTGCTCGCTCTTTCCTCCTCGGTGCTCTCGCTGCTATAGTGGGAGCGAGCCGTGACTGACGAGACTGCATCTGCGTATGCATCTGCTGCGCGATCTCGCTAGGCACAGGCGAATCCACTTCAAGAATAGCGAGCACTGGGCGCGTACTCGCCTCGAGGGTGGATAACTTGCCTTGGACACCCAATAGCGCAAAGGCACTCGCGAGTTTCATTAATTCACGGCGTTCCATAGCATTCTCCCCTATTCACCTCGCCTGGTTTTGCGCGTATGACACAGGGAACAGAGCCCTTGGAGATTGGCCCTATTCCAGAACAGACCAGGGTCACCCTCATGCTTGCGGATGTGATCGATCTCGAGCTCGGTGGTGACCTGACCACAGGAGGCACAGGCATAGACCTGTTCCACACAGATGCGCTGACGGAGTCTAGCCCAGCGTGCGGTGTAGTACCACGTACGCCGACCTGAGAGTTCACGTCCGATGGATGCATGCACACGACAGCGTCCACGAGGGACGAGGATGGAACAGCCAGGCTGGGTGCAGTACTGCATTTCAGGGATTCGCGGCGAAAAACGCTTGAGCGAAATGCGCTGGCGTGATGGCATCAGCTGGGACCGCGTTCGCGAACCGAGTGTGATACGTACTCGGTTTCAACCGGGCTCGAGGCGCCTTGAATGGCGGTACGAAATCGCCCCAGATGCACGTCGGTTTGTGTCCCGCATCGCCATATTCCCATTGATAGAATTCGAGCCTGGCCGGTCCCAGATAGCGCCGCAGATGATTCCGCGGATTTTCTAACGCCCAAAATCTGGGACGTTGGACTGCCACGATCCGTAAACAGGCATCCACCACGCTCAAGGATCCGAGAATTTCATCGTTCGTAGCGGGATAGCGATTCCTGGCATAACTCCAGACCGTACAGGGTGGAGCCGCCAGTACGCCGTAGACCGGGAACCGGCGCCAGGTCAACAACCGAACATCTCCCGTGCTCGCAATCGGATCGATGATTTCGACATCATAGCCGGCATCACGATACGGTTTGGACCAACTCCCTGAACCGCCGCATAAATCCAAGATGAGCATTCAGTGCAGCGTCGCTGGCGGATCCCCAGTTTCCGAGAGCCGATCCACGAACAGCATCAACTGCCCGCTCAAGACGCCGATGGTATGTTCCGCCGAGCTGCGACCAGTGGCGGCGATCTGTACCACGCTTTCCGCCAGGATCCAGTTGCAGGCACAGACCACGACGGCCCAATCCTCGCCGGCCAGGGTCTGTTTCATCTTCTGTGCGAACAGGAAGCCCAGTTCATCCACGCGCGCCGGATCAATAGTGGTTTTCATCGCACGCTCGAGATGATCCGCACCTGTTGCGGCGGGACCAGCGGAACCGTCATCACGGAAAAGCTGGACGCCACACCACCACCCTTCACATTCGCCGCGCGGACGGCGAATGTTCGGGCGCCTGGTGGTGGCGTCACGGTGTAGGACTTGCTGCCGGCTGGTGTGTCGGGCAGCGTGACTTCTTTGGCGTGCAGCAGCTCGAAGGGTGCCTCATTCCAAGAGCCCTCGAAGTGCGTGACCTTGTAGCGCATCAGATCCTCCTCGCGATAGTCGAAGGCGACTTCCGCTCGCACGACTGGGGTAGCGCCTTCAACTTCGCGTGCATAGGTGTGCAGCCATTCTTCCAAGGCGGTATAACCGCTCGGTTGCAGGGTGTGGGGATCGGCAGGGACGGTCAGGGCGCGCGTCGCCGACGCCAGAGCCGGCCAGCCGCCGACTTGATCCTGGCTGCTGATGACGGTCCCAGTCCGTGCCTGGACTTCCTGGATGATTCGGCGATCCACGCTATCACGATCAGCAGGACGACAACCGGCACGCGCCAGCACACTCGCTTCCACCTCGCTCGAGGGCAGGATACTCAGATCCTGAATAGGCACCGGCGGTGCGGTCACTCGATGATCCACATGGTTCGTGAAGTATGGCTCAGCACCATCACAGCGGTTGTCGTGGAGGTAGAGCTCGGAGCCATCCACGGCACTCCACTCGCCCACCGCGTACAACGGCGTGAAGGGATGCGGACCAGGGCCAGCCTTGTAGACATTGCCGACGATGGCGAGCTTGGGCGGCGCCTCCCCACTGATGCCGTACGTGAGCGTCGCCCACTGATAGCTGTCCCGGTCATCTTTCCCCCAGTCATACACGACGTTGTTCACCATCTGCAGATGCACCGGCCCCTGAATTTCAGGATTGCGCGCGGCGCAGTGTGCGAACAGATTGCCGAGCAGGGATACGTAGCTCGGCACACCGGCTTCGCTCTGCTTCAGCAGCAGGGCGAGACTCGAGGGACCGACACCGGCGGCATCGGGCGCGCCCCAATCGCAGTTTTTCGCGTAGAGCAGGGCTTCACTCAGGATGTTCTGCCAGTAACAGACCTCGCCCTCGTCAGCGATGTTGTAGACGCTGGATGACTTGCCTGCCGCCCAGCTGATCGAGCAATGGTCCACGACGACGTTGAAGACGCCGTCGTAGTACAGGCTCAGCCCATCATGGTCCGCTGTCGGCGTCAAAAAGGGCGGACCATCACCGGCGCGAATGCGGAGATGTTGTAAGAACACATCGTGCGTCGTGATGCTGATGCCGAAGTTGCGGATCAGGATCCCTGGCGATGGCGCGGTCTGGCCGGCCACGGTGACAAACGGCGAGACCAAGCGGATGTCGCTCTCGAGGGCAATGGTTCCGCTGATCTCGAAGATGATCACGCGCGGCGTGGTGGTCTCGAGGGCTTCGCGGAGCGAGCCGGCGCCACGGTCAGCCAGGGTGGTCACGCGCAGGATGGCTGGTGCGACACCGGCTTGACCGTAGGCGGCGCGCATGGACATTGCGTAGCCTTCGCCGCCGGGAACAATCGGAAGAGACATAGGCAGCTCCTGTGGGGCGATTATCTAAATACGAGTTTCAATGTTTGTTGTCGCCGGTAGGATTCCCAAGCCTGACTGACGCCTCCCGTTCCTGGGAATAGGTCAACAAAGGTGTCCGTGGGTTGCAAACCCAGTAATGCAAACAGCCAAAAGCTAAAGGCTTCCGGCTTGGCTCCTACTAACCCTCGCTGCATGGTGATATGGGCCAGACACCAATCGCGGACGGTTGGTTCTGTTCGTTCTCGACGGCGCCCGCCACGAAAAATGACGGGTTCCCACGCATAGGCAGGATTGATGCCGACTTTGAAGGGCACGTACGGTTTCACCCAGGCGGCGACCCTGACAGGTAATGGACACATCGACAGGAGGTCTTGTAAGGAGCTTGTTGAACAGGACAAAGCCCATCCATCAGGGAATTCGTCACAGAGATGCGCGATGAGGAGCCGATGATTGACTTCGGCTCGCTGGTAGTGTTTCGCCGCCTGACCCAAATACGGTGGATCAGCATAGGCAATTACCATGTGCGTTCAATGAGCGGTCGTACGGGGACGTTCCTTCTCGAGCTCATCGAGACAGAGCCGCACCTGGCGCACGATGCCGTGCAGGACATCCTCGCGCACGGTGACATCACGTTGTTCCCAGTGGAGAATCAGGCGCGCAAGGATCCAGCAGCAGGCCAGCCAGACCACGATGGACGGCTGCTGATGACAGGTGTGGTCCACCTGTTGCGCGAGCCGGAGGCCGGCGAGCCATTCCGCGTCGGTGATCATTGGGCCTTCTGGAGATGCCACTGCAGCAGATCAAGCATCCACTGGATGTCGTTCCGGTGCTGATCGGAGAGCTCCGGCGTACGAATCGCCTGGGTGTGGATCCGATCCAGCACATCGAGCAAGGTCTTTGTTTCCCCATGCGTCAAAGGAAGCCTGACCACGATTTTGTTGACGTCTGGTTCTTTCATCGGCGCGCCTTCTTTTTCGCCTTGGGTGGTTCGTAGCTGATCATGTGCGCGGCTTGCTCCTGAACCTTGGGCGGGAGGGTGCCGCGGCTGAGCGCCTTGGCCTGGTCCCAACTGACCAGCAGGAAAATGCGCGGCTTGGTGTGCTGGCGAAAGGCCTGTTCCACGGCAGCGATCCACGGTTCCATCACAGCCTCACAGTGTTTCGCGACTCGGTTCCTTGCAGCGATCCGGGAATCGCCAGATTTCCTTGCTGACATTCGCCGGCACGGTGAGCTCGGTCATCTGTTCGCGTTCAATGGCCGAGCAGTACTGGGCGCCGGCTTTGACTTGCAGGCAGCGGATGTCGCGCGGACCGATGCCGATGACGTCGAACATGCCCAGGCTGCCACCAGCCTTGGTGCAGACGTAGCCCGCGGCTTCGAGGATGCGGATGGCACGACGCTCGGCGCGTGAGCCTTTACGCTTGCCATTGATCATCGCGGCCAGGTCCGCAGCAGCTCCACCAGCGACAGAAGGAGCACGGCCGCCCAGAGCGGTACGCGCCCCATGGCCGCCGCCAGAGTCAGCAGGAAGGCCAGCAGGGTCAGGAATGCGGCGATAGTCAGCCAGGTTGGCATGTGGTTCTCCCCTTTTAGCTTTCGAGTTTTTCAGAATCCTCAAAATCTTCGAGATACGCAATGCGCGCATCCTCGCTGAGCTTCAACTGCCATCGAATCAGGTTGGGATCGGCCTGCCGATACGCCAGACCGCCGAGACAGCCACAGATCGCCACGTCGAACGGTTCGCCTGAGCGATAGGTGATCTTGATCAAGCCGCGTCCACGGCATGAAGGACAGACGAGTTGATGCTTGGCATGTTGGCGCCGAGCCGCCAATTCCTTCGTCGGAATCACCCATTCCGAGACACTCGGAAAAAAGCGATGGGTTCGCACGATGAGTCGCGCGGTGTGGGCGACCACATCGAGCGGATAGGCCTTGAGGGCGTCGTAGTACGTCCCCAACGCGGTTGGTCCCAGGGGTCTGGGTTGAAAGGCGACGACCATGTCGCGAAAGAGTTTTTGAAATTCAGTGGGTGTCATGGGTGCCGCACCTGTGGGGTGGCCAGGACCTGATCTCTCCAACGTAAGGTACAGATCGAGAGAGTACGTACGTACGTACGTACGGACGGGACGGGACGGGGTATTCGCGCACCTTCGCGCAGCGCGCGCGGATTCCGCTCGCGCATTTCGCGCGCAGGGGGGGTCATTTCTTCCTCCACCGCGCCTGATGTTTTCGCGCCTTCTCCTTGACTCGCTGGGCTTTAATGTCAGCAGCTGAGCCGTTCCATTCCTGGTAGTCGTGGATGACGTAACCGTGCTCATAGGACTCCCATAGGTGCGCTTTAGTCATCGCTTGAGCGACGCTTAGGTATCCCTTACCTAACCTAAAGGAGTCTCTTACGACGTCTAAGGGAATCCTTCCGTCGGTCAGATGCTTGGCCGCGTAGAGCAATCCGAGGGTGTAAGTGCCGACGGCAATCGGGAACCCTTGACGACCGATATAGCGTCCCGCCTTCACCAGTTTCGGATGGTCAAACATGGCATCGTCCAGCTTCGCCCACATGGATACCTCGCAGATCGGTTTAGGGTTTCAATAGCGCTTTCAGCACCTCGAGCCTGGTTTGGTCCTGGCGCCGTGCCGGCCAGCGATCCAGCAGCAAGCCGAGGAGCACGCGCCAGAACCTGGTCATCGACAGCGGCCAGGAAACACCGGACTCAGGCGCGTACGTTGTCTGGCATACGTCGGCTGGTAATGTTCAGCCATCGGACGCTGACCAAAGCCGGTGATGACGACTGCCCCACAATCCTCACACTGGTACATGTCGGCATCCCAGAGCTTGTACGGCTCGCCGGTATCGGTCAGTTCTTCGACGGTGACGCTGTTGCGTACCACGCGCATGAACCGTCCACAGCCACAGAGCACGTTCGAGTGGGTTGGCATGGTCAGAATGGAATATTGTCACTGGGCACCACATCATCCGGGGTCATCACGCGCACGCCGTTCAGGTACGCTTCGCCGGGATTGTTCGGTTTCAGCTTGACCTCGAGTTTCACCGGCAGATGGGCGTCGTAGGCGCGCCTGGCATCGTCGGCAATCTTCGACAGCTTGGTGGACACTTTCAGCGAGCCGCCTTGGCCGTCCCATTTCAAGACGCGCCATTCGTGCCAGGGCCCATGCTGCTGGTAGTCGGAGAGGTAGTGCCAGCCGGTTGGGAGGGTACTGAGCTCGCCCACCTCCTCGCCGGTTTTCGGATCGATATTCGCCGGCACGACGCGCGGCTTCCCTTCCGCGGCTTCGGCATCATCGTCACTGTCGGTCGGCGCCACGCCGACAATGGCGGCGAGCTGGTACCGACGCAGGTACGTGAGGCAGCTGCCGATGGCCTGGGGGTTCGCGTCGCGCGCCTGCACCTGGAGGACATCGGATTCGAGCCATTCGCCGCTCGAGTGCAGCAGCAGCGTGGTCATGCGGACCAGGTTGCCGTCGGCGGAGGGCAGCTGGATGATGGCGAGCTCGTTGGCGGCGAGGGGTCCGCGGCAGGCACTCCAGATGGAACTGAGATCGGCATAGTGGCTGCCGTAGTGGGGATTCGAGCTGTCTTTCGCCGCAAACTCTATTTGTAATTGCGCTTTCGCGAGGGCGAGACTGAGGGCGGCGAGACTCTCAGAGCGATTCATGGGACCTCACCACAGCAAACCCCTGCACACCGCACCTGACCTTAGCGAACCAGACCTGACCATAGCGGAGAGCACCGGAGCAAACCCGACCCCGACTCGCCCGACCACGCCATGACCGACCCAACCACCGCGTGCCGTACCTAAGCGGACCACACCCCACCGTGCTCGGCCATTCCGAGCCGAAACCTAGCCCACCGAAGCATTCCTGAGCACACCCCGCCGAACCGAACCGCACCCGTACCGACCTTGGCCTACCAATGCAGACCAATACTTGCCGAAGCGGACCAAACCAGCGCCCAGCCTTGCCAAACCTGTGCGGACCATACCCCACCGAGCTCCAACTGGCCGCGCCAGAGCGAACCAAACCAGAGCGAACTAAACCAGAACTAGCCACGCCGGTGCACGCCCCACCTAGCCATAGCGAACCAAGGCTGACCGGACCACCACCACAGCTGACCTGACCGCAGCAACGGCATAACCGACCTGACCAGACCAGGCTCCACCTGCAGCGGGCCATACCCTACCAAGGCGGACTACTACCACGCCCCGCCCATACCCCAGCCCACCGGACCGCACCAAGGCTTACCGCAGCGCAACTCACCATAGGCGGACCATTCCCGAGCTCGCCAGACCAGAGCTCTGCGTACCAATACCGAAGCAGACCATGGCCGGACTCACCTCACCACGGCTTTATTCGGGCAATACGATCTCGAAATGCTGAATCGTGAAGCGACCATACGTCGGTCGAAAATCTGCCAGCCCGATCAATCGGCCTGCATTCATGATCACGTCCTGCAAGGCATCAGGCGGGATGTATTCAGGCAGATTCACCATGAGCTGCACGACCACAGACCAACCGGCGCGCAAGGCGGGACGCACGCGCGTGACGCCATTGCGTTGAATCATCACGCGACGCCGATCCTCATAATCCCAATCACGTACACCCAGCGACGCGAGCGGAGTCAGACACACGACACCGGCCTTAAAGAGATCCATCGCACTCTTGCGCGGAGAGCGTGGGTCCTGTCGAAACTTCGCGGCATGAATCACCGCTTGACGCAGGTACTCACCTGGCACGGCGAGCTCGCCGGCTGGATTGCGGTAGACATAGCTTTCAAGGTCGTCGGATTTTTTGGCCTTGGATCCTTTCGCGGCGCGGGCTTTGGTTTCGACGCCTTCGACGTTCCACCGATGGAACAGGAGATCAGCCGTGCCTTGGATGGTGACATCCGCGACATAGGGAATCGCGTATTCAATCGCGGCTTTACCGCCATTGGTGGGCGCGGGTCCAATCGCAATGGGTTCGCTTCGTGCCACGCTTGGTGCCATACTGAACACTCCTTCCGGTTAAGGCTGTGACCTGATCCGTCACAGACGTTCGATGAGCGGTTCCCGGATCACTGCCTGGAACCGCTCTGACTTTCACGCCGAGCGCCGTTTCGCGCGCGCCCACTCCACGCTCGAGCCGTGCCCATGCAGCCAGGCATCCAGCTCGCGCACATCGAACAGCAGCAGCCGGCCACGCCGAAGGTGCGGCAGGTCATGCTCCCGCACCAGCCGATAGAGGCCTGAGAGCGAACCGAGCTTCAGGTACGCCAGGGTCTCGCGTGCGGTGAGGTACGGGCTGGTCATGAGCTGAGCGCCTCGATCCTGGCCTGCTGGCGTCGTTCGCGCGCGGCTTCGCGCAGGCGCTGCCGGTCGGTCAGTTTGACTTTCGGCCAGACGATGGATTCCGGCGCCACGTCCAGCGCCTTGGCGATGCACAGCCGCTCGGTGCGCCGAGCGACGACCGTGCCGTGTTCGATGTGGCTGATGCGGGTCTGGGTCATGCCGGCCTTGTCGGCCAAGGACTTTTGGGTCAAGCCACAGGCGGCGCGAAGGACGCGAATCGTATAGATGAGCTTAGGGTCTGGAGGCCTCTTGGGCATGGCCTCTTTTATATTCCCGTTGCGCGTACGTCAAGTCTCGCATAAAATATTCTGGTGAATAAACACCGCCCACGACGCCGACGGAGCAGTTACGATCCGGGCATGAATCAGCAGTACCCCATAGATCGCGCCTTCCGCGCGTATCTCCAGTACCTGCTCGAGAAGCAGCAGGACCGCATCAATCAACTGGCCCTGGCCGGCCGCATCGGTCGCAGCCAGGGCTGGCTGAATCAGTACCTCAATGGGCGGATGCACGCCACGATTGACGATCTCCTGCGGATCGCCCACGAGATGTTCTATCCGCCGGCGCCGGGGCTTACGCGGAAGCAGGGCCGGTTTTTGCGGATGCTCGGCGAGCTCTCGCCAGGTGGCGAGCGTGCCGCGATCCAGTTTTTGCGGCAGGTGTGGAAGGTCGAGAAGGCTGCGAAAGCCGCGCGCACCGCACAATCAGGTACGCGATTGGAGAATAGAACGCGAGGTCCAAACGACTCAGGCAGGAACAAACGTGCGCGAGGTTAGGCAGGTGAGCCATGACGCCGACGCCTCCTTTATCCGCTTGCGACAACTACGGAACGACGGCAAAGAAAGAGAGCCTAGACGCGACGTAACTTCTATGCAAACGAATAATGACGTCTGTAAGAGGATGTCTGACAGGGAAAGGATGAGTTGACGTGGGAGTGTTTCAACGAAAGGGATCGCCATACTGGCAACTGTGGCTGGGCACAGCCAGAAAAGGGTCGCAGCAGGAATCCACAAAAATCCTGATCGGCACGACGGTGTCGCAGCGCCACGATTCCAAGCGACTCGCCGAGCTGCTCTATCACAGGCGCATGGTCGAGTGCGGCAAACAGGTCCATCAGATCGCCCTCGAGCGGCCAGCCATCCGCTTCAGTGCGTACGCTGTCGAATATGAGGATGCGATCAGCGCGCACAAGGGTGCCATCCGGGAACGGGACCTGGTTCAGCGCCTGCTGACGTTCTTTGCTGATGATCGGCTGACCACGATTGACCAGGCGCGCGTACGGCAGTACTGGAGTTTCCGGCGCAAGCAACGCATCCCGCGCACCGAGCGGTTCGTGTCGCATGCCACGGTCAATCGTGAGGTTGATTTTTTGAAGGCGATGCTCCGCGATGCCGTGCCGCGCTATCTCGAGAACAATCCCCTGGCCGGCATGAAACGGCTCAAGACGGTACCGCTGCGTCGGCGTGTGCTCACGCCGGATGAGGAGTCGCGCCTGCTGAAGGTCACCACCGATCCACAGGAGCGTGCGGTGCTTATCCTGGGCATCGATACGCTGGTGCGCTTGAATGACCTGCTGGACCTGCAGCGCACCGACCGTGATGGCCGGTGGCTGTGGATCAAGGATCCGAAGAATGGCGAGCCGCACAGCGTGCCGCTCTCGCCGCGCGCGGCTGTTGCCCTGGACCGCATCGGGCATGACGCGCCGTACTACTTCGAGAAATTCCGCCGCGCGATGAATCCACGCGACTGGCCGAGCGCTGTCCGTAAGCGTCTGATGCAACTGTGCGCGGATGCGAAGGTGCCGTACGGGCAGCTCGAGGGTGGGATCGTGTTCCACTCGGCCACCAGGAAAACCGGCGCCACGCGGCTGCTGCTGGATCGCCAGGTGCCGGTGGCCGTGGTGCAGGATCTGGGCAACTGGAAAACACCGGATGTCCTGCTGAAGGTTTACACCGAGGTCAGGCAGAAGGACCTGCTGGCAGCCGTCGGCTGGAAGGCCGGCAAAGGTCGGAAGGTCGCCAGGTAGACCTATGCGCTGGTTCGAAGCAGAACGCCAACGGTGGATTGCGGAGATGCTGCAGGTCTACCAGTTCATCAACCGGGACCATCTGCGCCGCAAGTTTGGTATCTCGACGGCTCAGGCCTCAAAGGACCTGCTGCTGTTTCAACGCAGCAAGATGCCCTCGATCCAGTACGACAAATCCCAACGGTGCTATGTCGTACCAGAACCTGTGATGGCCGTAGAACGCGCCAGGATGCCCCAGGAACGACGATCCCCAGTTGAGTGAAGGGAAGGTCAGGAATGAATCTCGATGCGTACCGCGACCAATTCGGTCACGCGATCCAAGACCAGCTGCGCGCCATTGACCAGAGTGTGCAGGTATTCAATACGTTGCTGCGCACGCTCGAGGAAAACGATGCCGAGCTGAAGCGATTGATTCTCGAACAGGGACAGCAACTGCGAGAACAGGGTCAGCAGATCCGAGAGCTCCTAGAGCAGCTCGATGAGCTTCGCTAAATCCACCGACAATCTACCGACAATGATTGTCGGAAATTGCGAATTTGTTGAGGAATTCTGAAAATACCTCAGCGTTCGCAATGCCGAGGTCGGGGGTTCGATCCCCCCGCCGTCCACCACCCACAATCCTTCGGAATTCGTAGAATCCCTAACGATTCAGGCGATTTCAGGCCATTTGCCCTCCTCGAGCCGAGGAGGGTCCAAACGTCGCCAAACGTCGGTTTGAGGCACCTTTCGCCATTTTGTACCGACAATCTACCGACAATGTTCAGGGCTGAACAAGGCCGTCATTTCAGACGCCATTGGGCTCCACGTAATACCACTCCTCCGGGACAGGATCGCCTGCGTGGTTATAGACCGGCTTGGCCTGGCTGCTCTCGCTCGAGTAGATGATGTCCCAAACCCCGTATTCTTCCCCACTTAGGCAACTGATGGCGTCGACCGCGTGGCCGTTCCACTGGTTCTGCTCTGGCCGTTTCTTGATATGGCCGAAGTGGGCATTGTTCCGCTGGTGCAGCTCCCGGCAGCAGGCTTCCGTAAACTCGCCGCACCCCTGTTTCATGTAGAGGTTGAACGTCTGCCCAGTGCCCCCGGCATACACCCAGTTGATGATGTCGAGCGGCTTGTTGCTCGGCGGTCCAGGCGCCGGCTGGGGTGGCTGCTCAGGTTCTGGGAGCTCTACCAGCCGGATGTCATCGATGTCCAGGCCAGCAGGACCGTCCGGGTTCGGCCAGAAGATGGCGCGGTTGGAAAAGGTGACGTACCCCTCACGCTCCACCGTGAGCACCACGCCTCCGGTCAGACCCAGAGGCACCGCCAGCACGAAGCCGTCGCGCGGTCCCTGGTCAGTCTGGACGATGGTCGGCACCCCGTCGATGACTTCGCCGGAATCAAACTCAATGCTGATGCTGGCATCGCCAGGATCGGTAAATCGGTACAGCTCATTGGCCATCAGGGCTCCGCTCCTTTCGTCCAGCGTGAGGGTTGACAGGTGTAGCCGCAATACCCGTTCGGCGGGCAGGCTTGATCCTGGAAAATCATCGGCGGCAGTCCATCGGGGCAGCGAACCGGTGGGCGCCGGCGCCAGGCATCCAGCGTGCCGCAGCTCGTCAGGGTCAACAGGACCACGCCGATCAAAAGGCTCCGACTCCCCACAGCTGGCGCACGAATGTCCTGAAGTCTTTGGGCGCCGCCAGGGCTTCGGTGCCGGCCCAGATTTTCGCGAGCTGCGTCAGGTCCGCAAAGGCGCTCTTGAGAATCGCCACTTCTTGATTCGTGTACCCGAGCGCCACCAGGTCTGCTTCTTGCGTTTGCACCAGGTAACTTTGCAGCGTGCCGACATTTTCAAACCCTTGTTGGAAGGCGCGCGAGATGTCGCCGGCGCGTGCGTCTATTTCGCCTTTTGTGACCGCGAGACCAACGCTCATAGGGTGATCCTTTCGTTAGGCGACGGGATAGACGAGATTGAAAAAAACATGCGTGGTCCCGGTCGCGAAGGCGCTGCCGGCGAAATCGACCAGCAAGCGCGCTGTCGGACCAGAAACGTCACACGCGGCAAGGCCGAACTTGGTCGTCCCCGAATGATAGAGCAGCGGCGTAATAGTCGCTCGCACCGGCAGCCCGACCGCTTGCCCGCCAATGGACGTCGGCAACGTCACGCGAAGGGCCGTGACGGTTCCGGCGACCGATGTATTCCCAAAATTCCCTTGCACGGTGACGATCTTGTGCGCGGCATCAAAGGCCGCGATAAAGGTTGTTTGATTGCCGGCCGCGACGGTCCACGTCCCGCCTCCGGTCGCGCTGAAGTTTGCCGCGCTGTACGCAATGTCAGCCCACGGCGGCCCCGTTTGCGCGACGAGGACCGCATCGATCTGGTTATAAAATTCTTGCTTCCACGCATTATTAATGACGGTCCCATCAGTACCTGACCCTGAGTCATCAATAATCGGCGTGCGCGTGATCGGCATCGGCGTCTATTCCTTGTGGCGCATGACCCTGAGCAAATCTTCAAAGCTGAACCGCGCGCTCGACGCCTGCACGGTGAAGGTCGGCAACTGATTCGGGTACGGCCGGAAGTTGTCGATCGTCACCGTTTGGATCTTGAACGTGCCGGTCAGGTTGGTGGGCGTCCCAGGCAGGTTCACCGTAATCGTTTTCCCCGCGGCGGTTCGCAGGTCGCGGCAGGTATACGCGATCGTCTGTTGATTGAGCGGCCGAGCGGCCAACGTCGCCTTCCCGCGAGCTCGCGCTTCAGGAATCGACAGGCGCCGATCCTGCACCCATTCTTCACGGATGCCGGGGCCGGTTTTCATTTCCGCGGCCAGGGTTGCTTGTCGCGCGGTGTCGTCCGATTGGACGACGACATACATTTCATCGCCGGCCGTGAGCTCGCGTGTCGTAATACCTCGCGCGCCGGTTGAGGGGATGCCGGTGAGCATCGGGGCCGCTGAAATCGTGGTTCCGTAGTTCACGGCTGCGGTAATCGCGCCGATGCCTGTTTGGGGAATGCCGGCGAGGGTGCCCAGGACTTCGACCGCCGTATACCGAATCACCTGTTCGCCGTTGCCGATGATGGCCCAGCCGCCGGCCGCATTGAATGGCGCCGTCGACGCCACGCGGATTTCGCTATCGCCGGGGTTCGCCTGGCCGGTCGGTTGCGGCAGCGTGGACGTGTCGCCCGTCGGCGCATTGGCGCCGAGTGTCGCATCCGCGGCGCTGTCGGTCGCGGTCGTCGCCGTATTGTTGGCGATCGTTTGCAGGAGTTTCAGTTGTGAGAGATTCGCGGCCGTGCGATACACCTTCCGTTGAGTGGTCCCGGTCGGACCAACAGCGATGCCGCTGAGATTCGTGCGTTGATACGCGGTCCCGGTCGCCGGCGGCGTCATCACGTCGGAATACTCCGGTGACGCCATCTCGGCCTCGAATGGAGGCGGGAGGTTCGGGTAGTTGTCATAGCCTCCGCCGACGGGTTCTCCAAAATTCCAGCAGCGCCACGAGCCGCCGTTCACGCGGTGCCAGAGATAGACTTCTTTCGCTCTGGCGTCAGCCGTGTACTGCACCTTGACGAGCATCGTCCGGGCCGATTGTCCCGGCGAATTCCAGTACGTACTCGCGACGACAGCCACGAGCGACACGATCGGGCTGAGCGGTGTGCTACTGGCCGGGTTCGCTTCCGGGGACCACGTATAGGCCCAGTCGACGGTATCACCCGGTTTCCAGGCGCCCGGGAGCAGTTCGTTGACCGCTCGCGTCGAATCAGGATTATTTCGAGCGGTCGTCGCAACCGTTGGCGTCGTGATCGGCCCGCCATGTGTGACGGTCCCGATCGCGGATGGTTTGGTTTCGCCGGATGCTGTGACCCAGGTGTAGGCGTAGTCGTGCCGGCCGGCCTCAATGCCGGTCCCGGCCGTCAGTTCGACCGTCGGCGCACTGGCCGGCGTGACGCCAGGACCCACAAGCGTCCCGGTCCCGCCGGTCACGACGCCTGAGAAGTTGAGATATTGCGCGCCGCCGACGCTCCCTTGAAACGCGGCCTTGACGAACACATCCGGCGCAACCTTGAACATATCGACCGCTTCGAGCGGGATCATCGTGTCGCCTTTCAGCACGTTGCTGAGGAGGCGACTGCCCCGCCCTTCCACGGAGACGCGCGTCAGGCATTGGGAATGATCGAGCTGCGAAGTGAGATGCGCCAAGCTCTTATGCGTGGGCGTCAGGTCGACCGGCGACCCGTTCAGGACTTCCGAAAAAAACAGGTGAATGTCGCGGAGATAGTCGACGTACCAGTACGCGCCGATGCGCCGGGCCAGGCGCGTGAGAGCGGTGCCGAGGTCTTCTTCGGTGTACGTGATTTCATCGAGGACTGGGAGGTCATCCTCCACGTTGTTGGTCGTGAACCCGCTCGAGGCGGCGTAGGTCGCGATCAGGTTTTTCGCGATCGTCGTCGCGGAACTGTTCACGTACTGTTTCGTGACCTTGGAGAAATTGAGTTGCCACGTGTAGTCGACCGCCGAGAGCTCGGCGCCCGGAAACGCGGGATTGTCCGCGAAATAGAATTGCCGGACGTCGACCGTAAACCCGGCAAACAGGCGTTGCAGATTGTTCTTCGACCCTTGCGTGATGATCACTTCGCGGCCGGTCGTGAAGGGCGTCCCGCCGATGGGCGCCTTCACGCGGAACGTGCAGCGGTTCGCGACCTCGTCCAGTTCATCGGTGATGGTCAGCGAGTCCAGAAGCACCCGGTAGCGGTTGTCCGACGCCCCCCATCCGACATGCAACCCGTTAAGATTGATGAACACACACCCGTTGATATACCCGCCCCGTGACGCGCCTCCGCGCATGACGCCCCCGAGCGCGTACATCAAGGCCTTGTCGCTGCCGCTGATCGCCATCAGACCGGCACCCGGGAACCACCCGAACGGTAGGACCCCATGACGGAATCCCCGACCACCCGAGCGATTTCATCCTTGTTGCCGAGCACCGACCCGTTGATCGTGATGTTGACAGCCCGAGCGGTCGAGGCCCGCCCCCAGGCGAGCGAGGGTGACTGTACGGGGAGGCCGGGGCCCCCGATGATGATCCCCGTTTGCCCCCGCCCTGAGATCTCGTCCACGAGCTGCGCGGATCGAATCGCGGTATGGAGTTCAGCACTCATGCCGGCCAGAAAACTCGTCGCCTGCTGCGCGGCATACCCCACGTTGAGAAGGCTGGAGGCCGCGGGTTCGGCAGCCGCGGGAGTCGCCGCTAATTCGGTATTGAGCCCTTGGGCGGCCCAGCGGGCTTGTTCTTCCTTGATGGCCGCTTCCATCGCTTCGGCGCCAGCCCGGGCCGCGGCCTCTTCTTTCCGCTTGGCAGCTTCGAGCGCCTTGGCCTCATCTTCCATGCGGCGCTCGCCCACCCAGTTATAGAACTCACGGATGTTGGCGGCCTCTTGGGTACGCGCGGCCTGAGCCCGGGTCGCCGCTTCGATTTCGAGCACGCCCATATCGTTATAGAACTTTCGGAGATCCGCATCGTCCTTGATGCGCTGGGCCTCGATCGCCTTCCGATTCGCAAGTTCGGAGGCCGTCACTTCGGCATTCTTGCGCTTGTAATACTCCAGGGCATCCACGGTGATGCCGTATTTCGTGCTGAGGTCCTGGAGGGAAAAGGCTTGCAGTTGGAGGTCCGCGTTCAGGGCCTCGATGTTGCCTTCGCGCCGGACTTCGCGGATTTCGCGTTGCCAGTTCGAGATCGCGTGCGCGGTCTCCCGCACGGGATTGACCGCCTGCCCCATGTTGAGTTGCAGTTTCGCGGCCGCCTCCGCATTGATGCGAACGGCCTCGGCGAAGTTGGTGACTTCGCGGCCCGCATTCTGGGAAGCGCGGGCCAAGACATCGGCCTTCGCCGCGGCGGTTTCCTGATTGAGCGCAGCACTATTGAGCTTCGCCCCGAGATCCCCGATGACCTTGTCGAGCCCCGTGAGCCCGAGGATCCAACTCGTGACATTGAACGTGGCGAACCCGACGGCCACGGCCGCTGCTGATTTCCCGAGAAGGCCTAAGGATTGGTCAGTCGCGGAGGATGCCCGTTGCAGCTCCTCCAGCGCCCGAACCGCTGGGGTGATCTTGATGCCCGCGGCACTCAAGGCACTATCGAAGGCGCGCAACTGGCCGGTCATGCTGCCGAACCCGGAGGCAGTCGGATCGGTATAGCCCTGAAGGTCCATCAGCCGACCACCTGCGCGTTCAGCCGCCGTCTCGAACGAGATGAGATTCTTCTCGGCGTCCTTCACGCCTTTATCGAAATCGTCGAAATCAGCAACGAATTTAGCCGTGATCGGCATGGTCTTGTTCCGTCAGGAGCTCGACTAACGTGTCGTAGTCGTCTTCATCTAGCTCACGGACCCAGTCGACGCGCCAACGACAACGGAGGGCGATGATGAGATCGCTGCGTCGGCGGCTGGCTTCAGTTTTTTTTCCTGCGCTCGTGCCCGCTTCTGTGCGAGCTCGTGCTTCTCGATGGCAGAGAGGATTTCGTCAAAGTCTTCTGGAAACAGATTCCTGACAATCCGCTCCACGGTTTCGACGGGTTCGCCAAAGATGGCAACCCGCTCGCCGGCCTCATCAGTCAGCGACCAATCGACCAGGTAGGCGGTGACCATCGAGAGCTTGATCTGACCGGGAATGAGCTCGAGCTTCCCTTCGTCGTTGGTCTGGTACTGGCGCGCGTAACTGTCGCTACGCTCGCCATGCGTGAGCCTGGTCTTGACCGTGATGGTGTCGCCGTCTGACAGTTGAAGGGTGGTGGTCGATGGCCGCACGAATCGATTCCCCATGATGAGCTCGGCTCCTATTGCAACGGTGGCCCCAGCACTGCCCTCAGTTCAGACCCAGCGAGCGAAATGTCGCGCACTTCCCAACACGAGCGGTAGCCCTTGCGCGGGTATGTCAAGTGCAGTTCCCGATACTTTGCGGCTTGCAAGCATTGCCAGCGATCCGCCGCATCGAACGTCGCCATCAGGACCCAGTTCCGAGCTTTGATGATGCGCCAATGCGTCAACGTGGCGACTGGCCGATACCCCCACACCAACGTGGCGCGCGGGCCGTAGAGTTCGAGCGCAAAATTCGGGTTATCTTCCGTCTCGCGAAACACGGTCTATTGATGGACCCCCGCTACCCAGGCGGTGCCGTTCCAGTTCGCGTCGGTGCCGTTGCCGAGTTCCACATGCTGGCCGATGGTCCAATTCGTGGCTGGCGACGCCGTGATGCCCGTCAGGTTCGAGAGCGCATACGGTGGAGTGGCGCCGGCTGGCGTGAATGAACCAGGGAGACCGGCTGTCGCGCCCGTGGCCGTGACCACACCAGGCACCGTCCAGTTTCCCGCGGCAGCCCAGGTGCCGGTCACCTTCGGCGCCGCGAGCGAGCAATCGATGGACGCATTGAGGTACGCGAGACCCTGATACTTGACGCCAGGTTCCTGCGAGTTCGGCATCAGGCTCAGCGTTCCAGGCGTACCGCTATCGGCGGCTTTCCAGAGCGCGAGATCGGCAGAATTGTGGTAGCCACCCACGGTCCCTTTACAATCCCGTAAACCCGGAACATACACAGCGTTCGTGTCAGAAAAACAACTTACGTTTTCCAGCTCTGTTTCCATGTTTAACGTCCACGCATTGAGCGACACGATCTCGACCAATGCGGTCCCGCCGGCCGGATCCCACGAGACTTTCCCGTACCGCCCCGTTTTAATCGCCATGATGAAACTCCTTATGCAGCTTCGCCACTGACGCTCGTGGCGCCGTGGGCATACAGTCGCGTGATCACGGCATCGATGGCCGCGTGGTGATAGTCGTTTGCAATCGGTTCAAACGTCGGGGTGGGCTCCATGTGGCCGCGGTTCGCTCCCGCCGTCGTTTCGCGGTCCCTCGTGCCGTGTTCATAGATCCAGCCGTGGGGTGCCGTCTGCACCAGCGTGACGCCGGTGATGACCCGTCCACGCTCTGGTCGCAAGCGGAGTCCACGGCGCAAGTTGCCCGACCGCCGCGGATACGCGCCTTGAATCGTCACCAAGGCGTCGGAAGCGAAGTCATGCATGATCGTGTTCGCTTCATCGACCAGGTTCTCGGTGAGCAGTTGCAGCTCCTGCTTGAACTCCTCGAGCCCCGTGAACGTGACGCCCGCCAGCATCTTCGGCATCAGTCGAACACCTCATGGCACGTCAGCTCCATCTCCACATCACGCCCATTGCTGCGATTGGTGATCCCGTCGACGTGATACACGCGGCCCTTGTAGTGGACGCGCGTCGCCGTGGTGACGCCGGAATGGAATCGCCCGATGAATGTCGCGGTGCCGGTGCGATCCTCTGGCGCAGCACACCACCAGGTCGGCGGCTCGAGTGGCAGGTAGCCATTTCCGCCGTCAGGGACATCCAACTGCACGAGGTTCGAGGTGGCGCCTGTATTCATGCCAGCGTGGGGTCGCGGTACTTCGCGAGCAGTAAATCGATCGAGGCCAAGGCTTTCTGCAGTTTGTCGTTTGCTTCATCCCCTCCGCGGTTCTGATCAAACGCATCCAGGGCGAGCAAGATGGTGTGGTAGATAGGCTTCGGCACCGTCGTTTCCGTCCAGGTCGTATCGGCAGCCGGCCCCAGCTTGGCGAGGATGAGATCCTGCGCGGCCTCGAGCTTCTGGGTGATGTCCGCATCGTGATCGCTGTCGGTGATATGCAGATGGTTCTTCGCCACCGTCAGTGACACGAGCTGCACGCCCAGGACTTCGTTGGAGAATTCGAGCGGCATGGTTAGTTCACCGTCACGTCCTCATCGACCGTCTGCTGGTTCTGGTTCGGCGCCGGCGAGGCAGGACCCACCGGCACCGGAATATCCCGCTCGGCCAGTTGCGAGAGCGGCCAGTACTGCTGTTGCAGGAATGGCGTTTCGCCACCCTTGACGGGCTCGAGGTTGAAGTACTTGAACCGCGCCTCATTCGGCGCCAGCGCGCCGGCATTGATGCCGTCGCGCGCCGCCGCCGTCTTCGTCGCGGTGTCCATCCAGATCAACGCATCGATGTCGAATTCGGTTCCATAGGGCATGGGGAGTGCCAACCCTTCATCGAGTGCGGCTTCAATCGCCGTCATATGGACCTGGAGACACTGGGCCTGGAACTGGAGCTGGGTGGCTTCGCTGTTCGCATACGGCGGCTGCTTGCTCGAGTCGACATACGACACGGGCACCCCGAAGCAGCCGGCAATGGTCGCCACGGTCCCGTCTCGCTGTTCGGCGAGCTGACTGTCAACCGCCGTGGTCCCGATGTCCTGGTACTTCATCCCGAAGCCGACCACGGCAGTCTTCCCAGGGCCCAGGCTGTGCCAGGTCTCGCTCAAGCGTTGGGCGGTCTTCGGATCGATTTCCGTCGGCGCAATCAGCAGCCCTGATGGGCGTCCACCCTTCGCGAAGAACTCGGTACTCTGCGACTGAATCGTGTTGGCCTCGAGCGCGGCCCCGCCACAGGCATAGAGCGGACTCAGCCCGATCAGCGGATGGAAGGCACAGTTCCACCGGTCATGGATGATGTCGCGCGCCGGCACCGCGAGCTCGCCTTCCGGCAGCCCGACCAGGTCGCTGCGCTTGATCTCGTAATAGATGCTCCCGTCAGGCGCGACCAATGGCGTGACCCCTGTGGGATCGAGCACGTAGAGCGCCACGACCACCCCGCGGTCATCCCGTCCCTTGAGCACGTAGGTATTCCCGTACAGCAGGCGCGAGAACACCCATTGCTCGAGAAACTGACTGATGGTCTGGTAGTGGTTCGGTTTCCGCAAGACCGGCGAGAAGGCGGGACTGGCGGTCTCGATCCAGATGCCGTCATCCGTCAAGCGCACCAGTCGCAGCGGTGTCTTGGCAATGTCGCCGGCGATCAGCGAGACGCAGCGGAAGACCGTGGGATTCGAGAGCGCGGTTTCGACACGCAACTCGACGTTCTGCTGCCAGGCGCCGGTGAACGATTCCCGGACGACCGGATACCACCCTCCAGACGAGGAGACAGGGCGCCCTGCGATGGCGGAACCGATCCGCGAGCGCAGGGCCGAGAAGAAGGCCATGACCTTATACGGCTGGCCCTTCCGCCAAGTTGGGTACGTAGGCGGTGCTGGTGATCATGTTCACGGCGTTCGCGTGCGCCTTGACCCAAGCCACGAATCGCTCGGCGCGCAGGCCGATCAGGTTGTCCTGAAAGAACGAGCGAAAGACCGTGGTCGCATCCGGTGTGCCGGGATTGTCGACCATCTGCACCGATGCTTCTATCGACACATCGATGCGAACGCCCCCGTCATCGGCGTACAGGATGTAACTCGGTACCAGCCCGATGATGTTAGTGCCGCACACCGACGATGTGATGACAGGGACGCCAGCGACCGAGCCGCCATTGATTGAGATGGACGGGAAGTCTGGCGCGCCCATGGCCGAGCGGCGATTGCTGAGCACAAACGCATTGCTCGGACTCATCAGCAACATCACGCCGTCCAGCGGAATATTGGCCGTGACAAACGAGTTCAGCAGGGTGGCGATGTCGACCAGGGGATTGGCCGTAGCCGGAATGCCGGTGACGCCATTCGTAATCGACGCCGGATTCACGCCGGCCACCGCGGCCACTGCCGGATCGATGAATTGCTGATCCATGAACAGCTGCATCTTCGCGACCATGGCGCGGCGGAAGGTTTCCTCGGCGCGCGGCGAGCTGTTGCGCGCCAGTTCCTGCGTGAACGTCAGGATCTGGGCCATCTTGTATTCGGCCAGCGACACGCTGTCGAAGGCGAGCATCGAGACCGGCTTGGGCGCGCCCTGGCCCACCCACGCGACCAGGCCATCGGCGGTCTGTCGCGGGACTTTCACGTTGAACGGGACCGCGTTCAGGCCAGGGATGCGGCCGAGCAGTGTCGACGGCCGCAGCATGTCGATGAACTCACTGCCCAGATGCGTCAGGCCCGGAACGAGTGCGCCGGCCCAGGGCACATTCGTCGTCGTGGCCGGCGCCGAGGCCGCACGCAGAATCAGCTCGACTTCCGGCGTATCGCGCCATTCTTTGGCGATTTCGATGGCCTCGAACCGATTGCCCTTCGCGGCCAACATGGCCTTGCAATACCGCACGAACGCGGTTCCCGGCTGCACGTTCGACTTGACGCGGATGATGGGCGTCGGCACCGTCGTGGTTCGCACCGGCGACAGCACCATGTCGACCGGTGTCGCACTCGCCGCCATGGTTTTCTCGAAGGCGCGCAGGCGCGGCAGCCGCGCGTCGAGATCAGCCACCTCGACTTGCAGCGCGTCGTAGTCCTTCTGGCGCCCTTCGTCCATCTGGTTCTCATCGTCCAGGATGGCGGTCATCCGCGCGACACAGGTCGCTCGCCGGTTCTCGCAATCGGTGATCTGTTCAGCAGTCGTCATGATCCGTTTCTCCTGGCAGTACGGCGCATCCGCCGATTTCACGGTGAGAATGGTGGCGTCCACGTTCGCGGGTACGGTGACCAGCGAGAGCTCGCAGATTTCGGTTTTCAGGAAATGCAGGCCGCCAGCCTTGAGCGTCTTGACGCCCTGCGACAACCCGCGGAAGCCAATCGAGACCCCCTTCAGGAGACCAGCTCTGACACTTTGCCAGGTCTCCTCGAGCCGCTCGCGCAAGGGTCCCGGGGTCTCAATCGTCGCGAGGGTGGCCTCAAAGAGAATTGCGCCTGGACTGGTGGACAGGCGCGCCACCCCGACGGGACGCTGTTTGTCGTGGTGCAGCAGCAGCGGAATCTCGCGCGCGAAGGTGGCGCCGGTCGGCTCGAAGATGTCGCCCTGGCGGTCTGGCGTCGGGGTGGCCGCGATGCCCGTAATCGTACGGGTCTCGAGGTCAAAGGCCTTCACTTCGAGGATCGCGTAGGCGCGGTCCAGCATACGAGTGTGACAGGGTAGGTCACACTGGCCTGGCCGTTATTTGTCTTGTAGGGAAATTCGCAGCCGCACCAGCTCGCGCACCAGGCAGCTGATGGTTTTTTCTTCGCGTTTCGCCAAGGCAATCAGGCGATCATGTTCACCCGCGCGTAACCAGACAGACACCGTCCCACTCGGTTCCACTTTGGGCCGGCCCCGCGGCCGTTTCCTGGGATCGTTCATCCGACAACCTGCATCGCATAATCGGGCATGGCGGTGCGGGTACGCTGATACCCGTCAATCGCTGAGACCAGCGCATCAATCGCGTCGATCTTGTTCGGCGACATCTTCGTCTCTTTGTGCGGCATGAGCGAATCGTTGGCGAGGCCGCGCTGCACCACGGCATTCGAGGCCTGCCAGCGCAGACAGCTATTGCCATCGTGCCGGAACCGACCATGCGTAACGCGCGTCTCGAGCTCCCGCGCCGGCGCCGTACAGGTACTCAGTCGCTTGGGCATCATGCGGGCCGGGAATCCAGCGGTCGCAAGGGTGCCACTGATCTGCGTCGATCCGAATTCGTCAAAACAAATATCTCGCACAGGGAAGCGAGCGCACCAGCCGCGGAGATCCTGTTCAATGCGGTTGTAGTCGATCAGCGGCCCCACCGTCATCACGAGCTCGCCGCGTTCAGCCCAGAGACGATACTCTGGGACCGTACGTGCTCGTTCCACCACGACATCCGCCGGCAGATAACAGCGGATGAAACCATACAGGATGCCGTCTCGTTCAAAGACGAGCGCGACCGCTGCTAGGTCGTCACGCTGCGCCAGGTCGGCGCCGATCCAACAGGGTTCACCCTCAAAGGCTTCAAGGCGGATCGTCGGATCGGCACAGCGATCCCAGGCAGCCATCGACAGCCAGACGGAGGACGCATTCGCCCAGAGCGAGCAGACTTTCACCCGGAACTCGCCCTCTAGGCCTGGCGTGTTCTGGGCATCGAGGCAATGCCGGCGCACCTGCTCGAGCAGCGGGGTGCCCGTGCCCAGCATCGGATTCGCCTTGACCCAGACCCGTTCGTCCCGCCAATCATCGCCCTCGTCCAGCGCATAGATGACGCCGAAAAAATGCTCGGCCACCTGAACCTGCTCGAGCACTTTCATCAGCGTGAGTCGCAGCGCATACCCGACGGAGAGCAGATCGTAACCAGCCGTCGTCGGACACAGCAGCAAGGGATTGAGGCGCGCGCCCTGCGCGCTCTTCAACACGTCATGCAGCTCGAAGGCCTGCGCGTGTGATTCGTCCAGGACGATACAGGAGGGATTCAACCCATCCTGCGTCGAGGATTTCGCGTTGATGGGTTTCATCGTGCCATCTAAGCTGCGAATGGCCGACGCATACGGCGTGAGGCCGGCGCCGCGCAGCCATGCCGCGCGTTTGACCATCAGCGCCGCGATGTTGAACACAATCCGCGCCTGGGAACCTGTGGTTGCCCCGCAGATCACTTGCGGCCCGACTTCACCCTCCTCGAGCAGATGGTAGAGCGCGATGGCCGCCATCAGCGTCGACTTCGCGCCCTTCCGGCCCATTTCCCAGTACAGCGTGGTAAACCGGCGCCGCGTCAGATCCGCTTTCAGCCGCCAGCCGAATAGACACGCGAGCAGGAAGATCTGCGAGGGCTCGAGGGTCAGCGTGGGCGTTTTCCAGCGGCCTTCGACATGCGGCAACTTCTCGATGAACGTACAGACGTGTGCGACCGCATCCGGGCGGTACGTGTAAGGCCAGCTCGAGTCGGTCCAGTCCCGATCCATGTCGCGCTGTTGACGGGCGCAGGCCAGGCGGAGCCATTTCCCGGCGGGAATGGTTCCCGCCAGGACATCGGCCGTATAGCGGGCTGCTATGGCGCTGTAATGCCGGGGAGGGCTGGGAGTCGGATCAGGGTCCGGTCTGGGCGCGACCATCGTTGACCGGTCAGCCCGCCATGTACCGCGAGCCTGACGTTCAGCGTCGGGCAGACGATACGGACTCGCCATTGCAACCCCTAGGGTATGCCAAAAAGTTGACAGGGGAGGAGTTGGGG